ATCCATAGCTACCCAAGTAGTGCCATCATATAGCATTAGCTTGTCTACGCCATTACAAGCCAGCATAAAGTTACCACCGGCTGTAGAGGTATTAACTGACTGATAAGCTCCGTCAGTACAAGCTATATCTGCTACTGCTACAGCGCCACCACTGGTAATATTATATATACCAGTTTGATCTGCTGCAAATAATTTCTTAGTACCTGTAGGGCTTGTATAGCTTAATAAAGCTCTAACATCATGAGGGCTTCCAGGGGGATTATCAGTAGGTACACTAGCAAAATTTTCCCAGCCTTTCCTAACTGCTAAACCTGCTTGAGTAGGCCAGAAGTTATCAAGTATAATAGCATCCTTAGCTGGCATATCAGCTATACTATCTAACCCATTCAAACCACCTAAAGGTGCTGATACTATTCTAGTTTTAGATTGCATATTAACCTACCGGCCAGTTACTATCAGGAATATAGATACCAGGTTTAACAGAATTAACTTCTGCCCCCATATCTATTTGAGTCATTTGTCCAGACTGAGAACCTAATGATCTTAAAGACCTAGCATATAAGTCAGCCTCTACTGCATAGTTCATGCCTTTCTCTTTCTTCCAGAAATACCTTAACCCCAGCAGCAAGATAGTATCATTAACTATACAAGTATCAGTATCTACAGTAAAGTATTGCTTAGGTGTATTACTGACATCCTTAACACCATAATTAGCTTTATATTCTACTGCTAGTGTATGTGTATTTACTACTACTGGGTACAGATGTAGCTCACCATCTATAATCCTATAACTAGGATACACAGAACTATAAGCAGCTAAAGCTTTAAGCCTCTCCCACTCATTAGGTGTTAGGGGGCCTCTAACATTAATTACAGCAGTTCTATCATAGAATGAATTAGGCATAAACCATAGAAAACCTGGAAACAAACTAGTCATAGTGCCTTGACTTTCTACACCTGTGCTAGTCCAAGTTTTAATTAATACCTGCTCTACAAACCTACTATGATTTAATGACAGATCATCCAGAACCTCGTTAAGTATAGCTACTAGCTGTAATACCTGTAAATCATTAGAACCTATAGCAGCGCTAGGTTGCCTGATACCAGTTCTTTTACAAAACTCTTGTACAATCTGCAATAGATTCATAATAATTTATGTTAAGCAGTAGGTTGTAGTTTTAAAGTAGTTTTAGTTTTCTTAGGTTCATCTTCTAAATCCAGCTTTAAATCGTCATCAGTAATATCTAAATCTTTGGCAGCATTTTTACCAGCTATCTTAGCAGAAACTTCACTAGAGTTAAACATTACATCATCAGGAATTCTCTCACCACGCATAAACATTTCTGCTTTAGCTTTCAATGATCTAGCTCCCATACCTAACCGCTTGATAGTTTCTTCATTAGCTAATGCTAATTCTTCAATTGTAGAAATATGCACAGCACCCATAGCTTTCAATAACTGAGGTGTAGAGTGTTTCCAATCTTTAAGTGGAGTACCCCAAGTAGGCTTAGGTACGCCATTCTTCCAAGCTTGGTACTGCTCTTGAATCATAAAAAGATGAGACTTAGGGAATCTCCCTTCACTAGCATCTTGTCTTTTTTGAGCTAACCATTCTTGATAGTTTCTAATAACACAATCTTTAGAGCCAGCAGGATGCACTTTGATCATATCTACTGGAATACCTACAAACTCACCAGCTTCTAAAGTAGCTGCACGATCTTCAATTTCTTGCTCTTCAAACTCTACAAACGGAGGTAATTCAGCTCTAATTTCCATAATAAGCTCTCTTTAATTAGGAAGTGGGGGACTAATCTAAGCTCCCCCATCTTAAAAAACCAAGTATTAAGCAGGAACTCCGCACATACTTGGGTGGCATAATGATACTACAGCTAAACCAGCACTAGGTGTACCATTCGCTGTTTTAAAAGTAGCACCTTGAATCATACTACCTGCTACAGAAGCATCATCTACAGTACCATCAGTTGCTGTACTAAAGACTTGACCTTGAGCAAGCACAGTACCAGCTTTGACAGGTACAGCACCTTCTATAGCATACCAACCATACTGATTTGCTACGTTAGCACTCATAGCTACACCTACACGGCCTCTAGTAGCAGCTACAGTTCTAACAGTCAATGCGCCATATGTATCTATCATACACATATCATATTGGGCCGTACTAGCTACACCTTTACCATATACAAAGGTAGTAACCCCATAAGTAGCATGTTTAGCTTGTACAGTAGTACCTAACTCATGTTGCTGAGTAGTCGAAGTATCCTCAATAGGCTGAAACCCTGGATAATTCGACAGTATATTCCAATTTCTAGTTGTCATCTTATTACTCCTAAAATATAACTATAATCTTAACTAACTATTAGGCTTTCAAAACACCTTGCAGCGAACGATTACTAATAGTTAAGTTACCCATCCAGATAAATGGCATAATAACTGCATCTTGGTTAGTAGGTCTAGCTTCTGGTAACTCTACAAAATCTGCATCACGATGCGCTGTAATGTTAAAGTAGTCAGTATTCAAAAAGTACATATGAGCGCTTGGGATACCACTACCACCATCAAAGATTACATCAGCAGACTTGTATTTAAGCTCTGTGAAACCACTATTACCATTCTCTGTATTAGTATAGCGTTTATTATTCACTAACCCCATCTCATAAAATGTAAAGTAGGTATTATCACTAACAATCAGATCAGGTTTATCATCACCCCGAACCAAAGCTAACCAAAGCGGTTGCATCAGTGATTCCATAGTAGTCGGCCCTGGGGTAATACCAGAACCACCTTGTAATGGAGCAGCGGCACTCTGAACCTTGCTTTTCCAGAAAGTATAATAAGTAGAGTCAATACCACCTACAATACCTGTACCAGCATCAGATACTAATGCCTGCAAACCATTAATCTGATTAGAGAGTGTACCATCACTATACAAATCAGAACTAAAGTTGTTTCTAAAAGTTCTAATAGCGTTAGTAGTACGCGCTTTTACCAGTTTAATTATCTGAGACTTACCACTATTAGTACGCAGTTCTTGACCACTAGCGATAACATTGATAGCAATCTGACGCCATTGAAACTCTGCCGCACTAATAACGTCTGAAGGTGAGATATCCAAGCGATCATACCCACTGAACCGTTGGTAACTACCATTCTCAGCGTAATCCAGTGGAACCACAATACTCAACCCACCATCTTCTAAACTAAATCGCTCTTTACCTACTAACCGACGATACAAAGCGTTATTCTTCGTAACGTTATCCTTAATCTCAGCTCTATGATTACGAAAGGTAGTAGATACTAACTCCGTAAATGTACTATTTGGTGAAGCCATAATAAAAACTCCTTAATTAATGGGAAGCACTACTTACAATTGCTTCATATGCATCATTTAATGTCTGATCTATAGTTTTCTTAGTACCATTACCACCTGAAACCGTAGACTTAACATTAATACCTTTTTTCTTCTTAGCTTCTTCTAAAGCCTTCTTACTAGCTTCAGCGTCAGCTTTAACCTTTTCCTCGCTTAGTCTAGCTTGTTCTGCTGCCCTTGTAGTAGGGTTAGCCCATAAAGCCCTATCGTAAGCATCTTTTAAATCTTTAGCTACACCACTTTGTAATAACGCAGCAATCTCGTGTTGTAATACATCGAAATGCTTATGTTCTGGTAAAGCTTTAAACTCATCTATCGTCTTTTGAATTGTAGCTAATTCTTTAGCCTGTGCTTGTGTTAGCTGGCTATTAACACTACTCTTCAATTCTTGAATCTCTTTTCTAAGTGCTGTAACTGTAGAATCCTCAGCACCAAATAAACCATGATCTACTGTAATGCCATAATGATTAGCTAATTCCCTAAAATACTGTAGCTTTTGTTCTTGTGTAGGCGCACTAGCTATCAAGTTATCAGCATTAGCTAAAGCACCTAAGTAATCTATCGGATTAACACCTGTTTGAGATAATCTCTCTTGATAAGGTTGCAACATCTTATGAACATTCTGACCATACTCAGCAGCAGTCTTATACTGATTGATGCCATTAAATACATCCTGCTCTCTTTTAAGAATCTCCGCTCTAACATCATCTGGCAAAGTATTAAACTTAGCTGCTACTTCCGGTTTCCAGGTGTTTGGAGCTTTATCTGTAGTAGCAGTTCCAGTAGTGTCGGTAGTTGTTGTTGTCTGTAGTGATGCTGCTGTCGTAGTCTGCTGCGTAGTTGCTGCTGCATCTTCCTTAGTGACTTCTGGCTCATTAGTATCTACCTCTTCTGTAGTTTTAGAATCTTCAGAACTAGGAAACAAGCTACCACTTAACTCATCCAGCATATCCTGAGTTACATCACTACCTTCAACGCCACTACCATCTAAATTTTCTTCCATAATTACACCCTATTAATTTGAACATCGAAACCTGCTTGAACTTCCTTAGCTAATCTTTCTACTTTTTCTGTAGGCATAGTCTCTATTTGCTTTGCTACAGATTCTTCTATCTTTTTATCTAGCTCTATATCAGCTTGTTGCCGTCGCCTCTGATTATCTTCATGCTCACCATCTTCTAACAATCGACAACCATGCCTATCAAGATTATTTCTATGCTCTTGCTTACTGCCTATCCATTTATCTGTAATAGGGCAAGTATACCCTACATTATCAACTCTAACAAATGGCGCAGATATAAGCCTATATAAACTACCACTACAAAGATCACATTCTTGAGGTTTATCAAAGTCTTCTAACTTTATAAACCTACTATTAACACTACCGCAACTCTTGCATTTAAGATCGTACAGTGGCATTTTGTGTACCTATTTTCTGTAATTGAGCATCTAATTTAGCTTGGCTTAACTGATTCTGTCTAGCTATATCCGTCATCTTAGCACTAAACTCTGCTTCAGCTATTTGTTCTTCCATCTGAAGCTTTTTAGCTTTAGAAGCTATCTCTTGCTGCTGTAGCTGCATTTCTTGCTGTTTCTTCTGCATATCCATTTCATGCATTTGGGCATCTTGCTGCTGCTTTTGCTGCATAGCTTCATCCTTAGGATCAGCTTTAGGTTTAGGTTCACTCATTTGCTCTAACTCTTTCTCAACCTCATCACCAAACCTGTATCTTCTAGCAATAGCAAGCATCATAGCCTTAGCTGCTGCAAATGGTAGTGTACCACTTTCTATCATAGGCGCAACACCATTCATAAACTGAGCCATAGCATTAAGAAACTCTGCTATCTGTTCCTTATCATCAGAATACTCTAACTCCAGTGTACTATTAGTTTCTATACTAATTCTAAAGTTTCTAGTAAAGTCATCCTTAAGCACAGCCATAACATCTTCCCAAGTAATAGCTGTAGCTAAACCCTGGGCTTGTTGCATCTTAGCCATTAAATCTTGATTCTGCTGTAGCTCTGGTTGTTGCTGCATCTGAGCTTGTACTTGCTGCAATAGTGCGGCAGCTTGCTGTTTCTGCTCATTTGTAGGTAACTGTATACCAGTCATCTTACTAATAGTTGTAATCTGAAATGATTGTATAGCTACTTCAGCCATAATCCTGTACAATTCTACAATATATCTATTAACTTCTTTCTGATACTTTTTAAGCCTAATACTACCCCATTGAGACTTAATTTGCTGTGCGCCTAAGGTCTCAGAAGCAGCAGTATTACCCCTCTGTATATCAGCTATACCAGATAACTCTTGTATGATAGCTTTAATCTGAGTTCTTTGCACATACAACTGCTGTAATACTGTAACTAGCCTTTCTACAGGCATTAACCATATAGCTTTATCTAAACCACCACCTTCAAGATGATTAGTACCTTCTAAAGCCAGCAAAGTATTATCTTCCATCTTAAATAACTCTGCCATCTTAGGTATGCTGGTATCTACAAAACCTCTAACCTTCAATGCAGCTATAATCTTTCTAATTCTAACTGATACAGAATTTAATTCCTTAGCTTGCTGCTCATAAACACTATATAATATCTGAGGTATCATACTAGACATACGTTCAAACATATGTATAGGTTCTGGCATTGGGAAAAATCCTTGAACATTCAACGGATCATCTGCCTCAGCTATAATATCTTTACAACCATCAGCCACAAATACTACCGTCTTAGTTCTTTTATCCCAGACTTCGTAAACACTAGCTACTTCAGGTATATCTATCTCAGTAGCCCCTGTAGCAGCTTTCTCCGACTTTAGAGCCTCATTACCAGCAGAAAACTTTAAATCTACAGGTATCTTAACTTTCTTCTCATCACCTAGTATATTCTCTAGTAACTCTTCTAAGTCTTTTTTACTAAGAAAGTGCTGAATAGCTATAAATGGTACCTCTTTCCAGTTTCTACCATATCCTATAACTAATCTATCCCAAGGAATCTCCTCAGCACAAACTATCTCTTTGCCAAGCTCACCTGGTTCTTCTTTTTCCTTAGATTCGTATATTTCAGCATCATACTTAATCCTAGCTATCCCCCTACCAGGAACTAATGCAGACTGCACATTACTCTTAATAATAGAATCTATAGACTCATATTCTGGATCAGGATTATTAACTATAAACTCTAACAACCTCTCAGCTACTTCAGAAGCTTGTTTACCTATAGGATCAGCATCATCATACCTTCTTTTAACTATAGGGCTAGGTAATATACTATAAATAGCAGGAGCTATAACTTCAGTATTAGCATATAATATATTAAATGGTATTTCTTCAGGGTTCTTACACTCGTATATTTCTACAACTGCCTGAGCCTTTTCACGCCATTTAACTTCAGCATTAAGCCTAGACTTAATATCTTTAATATATTTCTGTGACCTAGTAACTTCGCTAGTTTCAGTTGTCATTCCCAGTTTTCCTTCTGTTTGCGTTTATTAGTCAATTTTCCTACTATTTCATTCATAGTGCAACCTAATATATCTGTGCTATTAGGATTACTATAACTCTCGGAATTATTATCAATAAAGTATGGCCTACTCATACAAGCATATCTAATATCATCTAGTGCATGATCTTCTTGATCTGTATCTAAATCCTCTGAGTTATTTTTATCATGTTGTACTACAGGTATAGTTCTAATAGAATCTACACAATTCTCTACTATATAAATTAATGGCCCTTCTTCATTACCTTTTAACCTAATTCTAAGCTGCTCCCACCCAGGCAATCTTTTATTATCAGCCTTAAACCAATTACATCGAAACTTTGACATATCTTGAGCTATACTAGGGCCACCATTTTGTATAAATATAGCAGGATCGGCTACTGCATAGTTAATAACTTCACCCTTCTCCCTCAATTTAATACCCTTAGCAACTTCAGTAGCTACCATCCTTAAACCTACATTAGGCTCACTAGCTCCATACCATTCTCTATATCTAACTATAGCATCTTTAGGTAACCCCCAATTTCCATCACTTAATACCCACCAACCTACACTAAAGGGCTTACTAGACCCCCAATCAAAGCTTCTAAATCTTGTGGCTTTCTTAGGTATCTTATATAGCCAATCATTATCTAGTACGTGCTTAGTACTATCCCAATCTGAGAAATACGCACCGTCTACTATATCCCAATCACCTTCTAACCAAGCCTTAACTAGAGCTTCACTACCCGATTGCTTCAATCTAAGTACATAGCTAGGATCATGCCGCATAACTAGCTTATTATCACTTAACTTAGAAGGTATAAATACCCTATCAATAGTAACTGTAACTAGTTTATCATCTACTAATAGCTCTTCTACTTCTTTAATAACTCTATAACCTTTAGGATCAGGCTCAATATACCTAGCTTTAACCCAACCATGCCCTGGCCCTCCCGGATTGCCTGTTAACCTAATACCGCAAGGCACACCTACTGCTGACCTTAATGTAGCTTTTAATTTCTGTATAGGTGTAGGACTAGGAAAATCTCCTGCCTCTTCTATGTAAATCCTAGTATAACTATGCCCCTGGTAATTACTAGCATCTTCATCCCTCTCTAGGTATGCAAACTTTAGTCTAGCCCCATTAGGCATAGTCCAGGTAGACTTTTTCTCATTAAAAGTAGCCCCAATTTTAGGAAATAACATCTTAGTTCTAGCTATAGCTTCGCTTAACTGAGTCAGCGACCTTCTAACAAACAAGCCTACTGCATATTCACCATACTCATTACTATGCTGTAACCAATCACCTATAGAAGCTTCAGTCTTACCACCGCCCCTAGCTCCTCCAAAAAATACCTCAAATACAGGGCAAGTAACTAGATGAGTCTGAGGCCCAGGCTGAGGCTCCCATATTATAGTCTGTACTATACCTTTTGCCATAGTTTTACTTCAGCTAGTCTCATTTTAACAGTATCACCAACTCTTCTACCATTAACATTCTTAAGAGATGCCCAAGCACCTCTAAGTCTATTAATAGTATAGTTTTCCATGAATAGAACCTTCTTAACTAGGCTTCTATCAAAGTTATAGATACCAATATCTTCTATTAATTGACCTAAAGCTACTACTTGATTATCTCTTAACTTTAAATTTAAATTTTTTATATAGTCAAAAGTCTCTGTAGTTATAATTTTACCCATGCTACCCCCCTACCATATTTAAATCAGGTTTAACTTGCTCTGCCCATTCATCTGCTGTAGCTACTTTACTAGGCATAGCTACTACAAACTGATTATTATTGATAGTTTTCTCACTAGTATCTAGCAATCCCTGGCTAGTTAAGCCCATCTTAGCTATTTCTATTAATTCTGGTGTCTTAACTATACCTAATTCCACTCTATTATTAAGCATATCTAAGGTATTATTAGTTAACCCTCGAATCTTCTCAGTAACAGACTCACTAATTATAGGGTTAATGATCTCTTCTCTACGCTTATCTAATACTGCCTGAAAAGCATCACTCATAGTAACTTTCTTAGCCCAAGCTTCTGTAACTCCAAAATATTCAGCTAAGTCTTTCAAAGGCATAGTAGGATTAGCTAATACTAAATCCATCATAGCCTTATGAGTGTAGGTTAATTGGCCTTTCACTACACCTTGTCTTCTAATAGTTTCTTCCATGCTAATACCCCTCTAACAATTTCTAGGCATACTACTACTAAACTATAACCTATACAAGTAAATTCTTAGCTAAAACTATATAAAATAAATTCCAGGGCTAATATCTACCAATACCTAGTATATTCTAGTATCTAAAATAGCATAGCTATATAGTTTCTAGGCTCAGGTAATAGTAAATTTTATAATAGTAGATAGTAGAATAGCTATGATGAAGATGAGACTAGGTTGAGTTATTTTTATTTTTTATTGGAGTGTGGGTTAAGTTGGTACAGCTAAAGCATCCAAGCACCTACCCCCTCCCTGCCCATTATCCACCCCCTACTCTACTATCCTTGCCGGTAGAATGCCTAGAAATTACTACTATCTATTCTACTAGAACTATGTTACTAGCTAGACTAGGTATAATATACTGATAGCTTACCAGGATAGCAGGCTATACTAGCTATATTCTAGTAATAGTAGATAGCTGATTGCTGGTAATAGGTAGATACTATACTGAGATAGATAGCTATGATGATGAGTAGAGTAGAAATAGCTGTGAATGTTGAGAGCAGAGGTTAAGTTAGCATACCAATTTCATACAAATCCACACAAATCACTAACATTTACTCTAAACTCTCATAGTAACTATTCTAATATACTATCTATTCCCAAATATAATTCCCAAAAACATAATACTAGAATCTATCCTATAACTTTCTAGCCTAATTTAATTACTATTCTATTTACCTATCCCCGAAAATTTTATCCCTGAATCTATCTATAATTATATAAACTATTAGCTACTATTAAATTATCAAAGCTATAATAATTACATACTAGAATATTATATCAATTTATAGACTGTTTACCTGTATAGCTGAGGTAATATTAAGACTAGAATCTATTAGGTTATAGTTATGCTATTTATAGAATATAGTATTGAATAGTATAGGATTATCCAGGCTTTAGACTGGGCAACTATTCAAGTTATATTCACTCGAATCCTTGAATTTATCTGCTATCTTCTAATCAAACTAACATAGCTATGCTCTTTAATATAGCTATACAATCTTATATAGTATTCTAGGATAAATTGATAAATTAGCCTGGATTAGTTGATAAGCTGGCTGACTAGGGTTAATTTCCAGGCATTATTTTTAGAAATTGATAAGAAGGTATAGGTAAACAACCAAACAGGCTGAAACCTAGCTTAAAATCAATTTAACAAGATTTGCTTAATTATTGTGCAATTATAGTACATAGCTATGCAAACAATATAGCTACTATTTAATAAATATAGTTGCAATCTATGAAACTTTCATAGTATAATAGTCTCTAATAATTAAACATATTAATAAGGTGTAACTAAAATGAGACAAAAGACTATATACAATATTCACATATTTGATGGCAACTATGCAATTATAAGTTATGCTGAGTATCTAAGATTAAGAAGTAGAGCAGAGCAAGAAAACTATGATATTAAGTTTTTCCATAGAGTACAAGATGGTGTAAACTTAGTTTTTATAGATATATTACCAAAATAATTCTAAAAAATACTTGACTATATGAAACTTTTATAGCTATAATGTGTCTATAGTAATACCGATCAATTAAATATAGGAAATAGAATCATGGCCTACACACTTCAAAGCACTATAAATGGAAAGTACATTTCAAGTTTATTCAGCGATACTCACAAAGAAATTTTTAAGGCTAAGAATATTAATGATGCGTATAAATGGGATAACCGGTCGACTGTAGAAGCTATACAAAAAACTGGACCACGGATACACGATTGCAAAATAGTAGAAATATAGTATAATCCAGTATTGTTATAGCTATATAGGATATATCTTACAGTAGATTCAGCAAAGCTTTACACTAAATATAGAATATACTGACTTGCAGCTATAATATTCTATGATATACTTTTAATTTTTTGCCTAAAATATGAGGATACTATAAAAAAATAATTATAGAAAAAACTTGACATAGTTAAACTATATAGCTATACTGTAATCATAGTAACAGTTGATTAATAATTTAAAGGGGTGTAATTATGAAGGTTTGCGCATTGGGTAAAAATCAAATAGCTTTATTAAAGTTTCTACATAAATACCCTAATAAATGGCATAAGATCACAAGAAGAAAAGCTATAAACGCAGCAAGACTGTTGATGCACAATAAAGCTTATATTGGAGTATCTTTCGATTGTTTATACTCCAGAGTAATACTTATAAAAAAGGAACTATCATGACTACAGATAAAATTTATTTAGGTACTATCAATGATGAGAAAATCTACTTATCAAAACATTCCTGGGATTGTAACTGGTATTGGGGTTTTGGCTACTTAGGCAATAGTAAGCTTCATTATCATTTTAGCAGCTATTTGACTAATAATTATAGTGACTATGATGCAGTAGTAGAAAATCCTATAGGTTTTAAACATGACTGGCACCGAGTAGATTACATTTTTAAAGAAACTTGGTTAACTCAGGATGATTGGTGGCTATTACTAGAGCTATTTGAGCAGGCATATAGACTAAAAAAAGCTGCTGAAGTCTATCGTCGTGGCGCTGGTATTAGCTATGTAAAAGATATAACCAATCAGTTAGTATCTGAAAGTGTACACCAAGCTATTAACAAAGATTTGGAAAAAGTATTAGATACTATATGGAACTATCTTTTAACAGCTAAAAAGGGAAATAATCATGCAAGCAATTAAAACTAAATACTTACCAGCTACTAACTTTAAAGGCAGTAGAATTAAAGCATCATGTGAAGCTGGTAGTCTAACTATACCCTTTTATTATGATCTGCCTATAGTCGATTTACATAGGCTAGCTGCTTCAAAGTTAATACAAAAATTAAAATGGCATGTAACTGAAATTCATACTGGAGGTTTAAAAGACTGTTATGTTCATGTATTGGTTTTTAAAAGACGTGAAGATACTAACCTCCCAGAATTTCTCAAAGATCAAGCTTAATAAGGGGTAATACTATGTTCTATTCATTCTCATATAAAGGCCATATGATACATAGCAGCATACTAGATAATGTAGAGATTATAGAAGTTCAATTTCCTACTAAGCCGGGGCACTGGCCAGCCGTGAAATTTAAAAAGGTTAAGTCTATCCATGCAGCAAAATGTCTAATAACTAGATATGTAAACTCTAAAAATGCATAAGCTACTAAGATACTTCAAAACTTCAATAAAAGAAGAGCAAGTATTAAGATATAAAAAATCTAAAGTGATAAGGAGGCTCTATACACTAAATAAACATAGACAATCGAAGCAAGAAATTATAGAATATGTTAATAGACTGTCTGATACAGAACTATTGGAACTATTTAAGAAGTATAATATTAATTAAAAAGAGGTTACTATGTTAAAGCATGAAACTAGCCCAGGAGATTTCACAAGATTCAGTAATCAGCGTTTACGTAGAATGTTAGAAGTATTACTGATAGCTATAGAACAACCATGTAGTAATCAACAATTCCTAGAATACTGTAATAGGTATGATTGCATAGTACAGGAATTAACTAATAGAAAACTCTCAGTAGATTTTATAACAAACATCACCACTAACTAAAAAGGATAACTATCATGAATGGATACACTTTAGTAACACTTATAATTATATTGTTAGTAACAGCTTGCATAATGCCTACACTAGATGCCAGGTATGAAGCTATAAACAAGCAAGCTGATGAAAGGGTTCAAAGATTGAAAGATATGGGCAGACTGTGACTGCATAGCTATACACAATAATAACCTAGTCGCTAGTAATGGATTAGGTTATTATTTTATCCAGGTATCAGGCAATTTAACTCGAATTATCCTAGCAATTTCTAACCAGGATTAACTAGGCTGAATTTTAATCAAGATTTGATAGGATGATATGCATTCAACCAATCAAGTCTAGAATCGCATTTAAAACTGTCTAATTTTTAATCAATTATATATAGCTATGAGGTAACAATATGACTGCTAAAATCTATAACTGCGAAACTTTATTCCTAACTAGGATGGAAAATACTTTACTCAATAATAAGCTAGTATCGGGGATAGCTTGCTACAATAACTTAACTAATAGAACTGTATTTTGCTTAAATTTACACAATGCTAGCACTGTTAGATTTGATTATTACTTTAAAGACTATAAAACTTATGAAGCCAGGTTACTAGCATTCTTTCGAGAAGCTTTTGAATTACTGGGAGACTACGATATTGAAGAAACTATGGATAAGTAGAGTATATAGAATTCTACTAAAATGATTTTTGAAATTTGCCTTAAAACCTTTCCTGGCCGGAACAGTGGTTTAGAGTTTAGCATACTTTTATAAGTATGTCAAATCTTTAAACCTTAGAACCTATATCGTATCCCGCCCGCCACCCAGGTATATTAAACTATAAATATACTATTGTCTATAGCTAGTATAATAATATATAAATATACTATATAAATTAATAATATATACTAATATATTCTACTAAATTATATTATATAAGTTTGTATACTATTATAGTATCTCCAGTCTTTATAGTTTTCTACCTGCCTAAACTACAGAAATTTCTATGACCTAATTTAGCATAGTTTCTAGTAATTTTAGCATATAGTTTTGTACCTGCTAAATCTACCGAAAATACTACCTATAGTAATAGCTAAATTATTTTAAAAATATTTATAAAAAAGTATTGCATTCTTAAAATAACTCTATATAATAGTAACTGTAATGCAGCAAAACTTAAAACCTACTTACTAATTGGAGATTAAAATGGCTAAAAATAAAACAGCAGCAGAAGAACTGGTAAATGATGAGGTAGCTAACAATGAAGTAGCAGAAAATCCTACTGTAGATAATACTGCTACAGAAGTTACTAAACCTTCTAACGTTAAAACGATTGTACAGCATGTAGAAATGGAAGATGGTAAAGTAGTAGCATTCCCTGGTAAACGTAAGTTGCAAATCGAAGCTAAAGTAGATACGAGTGGTACATTGCAAGTTCGTTGCGACTTCCTAAATGGTCGAGTGTTGCAAACTTCAGTATCCGGTGACATGCTTATAAAGTTTCTGGAATTTGGTGCAGGTCAGAAATTTCGTGATGTCATTGCAGGTGAAGAGGACTTAGATAGTTGCGTATTAGATGTAGAAGAATTTATCTCTTTACTGGGTCAAGGTAAATGGACTACAGAACGTCAACGTGGTACTGGTTCTAGTGCCCCATTACATAAAGCTATTATGCAAGTGACTGGTAAATCTGCTGAAGAGGTTAAAGCATGGCTTGCCACCCTGGATCAGAAGACTAAGCTTGATCTGAGAAAAGATCCAAAAATTAAACCTATCATCGATGAACTGGAAGCTAAGAAAAAAGCTAAACAACCATCAGTAGATACCGCTGCATTGTTAGCTGGTTTAATGGGGTAAAATGAACATCACTAAGTAATTTACCTAACTGTTACTACTTAGTGATATAAACTAGCTATAGACATGCCCTTATACTATTACAAGCAGTTATAGACAGTAATAGCTAGTGAGTTAAGTGGAGTGGAGCGAAAGCATAGAAGCGTTGAAGCTTAACCTAGAAAAAAAATAAGGATAGATTAGAAGTACCAAGCATGATGCTAGTTTAATAGATGGTAACTATCTAAAGAGTGTTCACGTGAACACTCTAAAAAGTTATACTAAGCCGTATAGCCTTTCCCTCCCTTTGAGCTATACGGCTTTTTTACGCCTATACAATCTATACTCTAATAATATATAAATCTATATAATATAGTTAGATATACTATCCAAATATAAAGTAATAAAATAATGTGAAATCGCTTGACATGAAATAATTGTACTGGTATAGTAGCTTCCATAGTGATGTTAGTTACCATAGATAACTAGGAATAACAAAATATGGAATTAGATGATTTATTAAAAAGTAAGAATATAAATAGCCTAGTACCTATAGAGCTATCTACCAAAGAACAGAAAATGATCTTGCATGAAACTCTATGTGAATATTCTGGTAAACCTGGTAAAGAGGTAGAGTTATATATAAGGTTTAGAACTAAGCAAGAAGTTAAGAAAATATTAGATGACCCAGTTATAGGCAAAATATATTATAGGCGTAAGCAAGATTATATAGCATCGTTAATAAGTGATAGTGAAGATACGGCTAGACTTAGTAAAAAGATTAAAGATGCAGAAGACTGGCGAATAGTAGCTACTGTAGAGACTTATAATCAGCAAATATGCAATAACTGCAAAAATGTATTAGTAAATTATACAGGTACTTTCCAGGTATTACAGCATAAAGAATATTACGATAGACGTAGATTAATAAAGTTAGATGAGCAAATAGCTGCAATACATGAATGCAAAGTTATAGCAACTGATGAATATATCTCTTCCTGCCATGATTGTAGGAAAACCTTAGATAGTAGTGATATTAGAAAAGAATTTGGATCATTATTTGGTATTAAATAGGGGTAATTATGCAGGAAACTAATGTAAAACAGCTTAGTAAAAATACTAGAATCTCTAAAACAGTAAGGCTTTGGAGTATGGTAGCTGTAAGAATGGAAAATCATCTTTGGGATGATAGGATAGGGGGAGTGCCTTTTGGCAGATTGTCAGAGTTTTTCGATAATGCTGTAACTCATGAACTGGATAGACTAGAAGGTAAGAACCTAGATGCAGCTATTAATGAATTAAGTTATTTATATGCTGAGATAGGTAAATGTCCTAGAATGTCAGGCAGTGATTTAGCTTGTATAGATGAAGCTATATCAATATTAAAAGAGTATAAATCAATCAAAGAGGAAGAAAATGCAACTATCTAATGACCAACAATCTGCTTTAGAAGCTATACTAAAGTTTTTAGATTCTAAGGAAAGAGTATTTCTGTTACAAGGTAAACCTGGTACTGGTAAAACTTTTGTGCTTAAGCAGGTATTAAATCAGTACAAACAGAAAACAGTATGTACAGCACCTACTAATAAAGCTACTAAGGTATTAAAAGAAGTACTAACCTCTGATAGCTATAAGCCTGAATGCTGTACTATATATAGCTTACTAGGTTTAAGTATGGATTCATCTGGTGAAGTTAAGGAAGTTATTAGTAAGACTAATGAATTTAATATTAATGAGTACGGGCTAGTTATTATTGATGAAGCATTTATGGTTAACACTAACCTTAAAGCTTATATTGATAGAGCTTTATCAGAGTCACCTAGAGTTAAAATATTATTTCTAGGGGATGAGTATCAACTACCACCGGTTAAAGAAGCTAAAAGTCCTATTACTAAGTACTTTAACGAAGGTAACCAAGTCACGCTAACACAAGTTATGAGGCACGAAGGAGCTATACTGGATTGTGTTAATCAGGTTAGAAATGCTATAGATACGCCATTTGCCTTTAAGTTACCATTCTTAAAAGATTTTAAAGGTATGCCAGCTAGTAGTCAGGTAGAAGTATTAAGTCTTAAAGACTTCGAGAATGAGATATTTAGAATAGCTACTAATGACGCAGAAAGTTTAATTACACCTGGTAAAACTAAAGTTATAGCTTGGCGTAATGCTATAGTAGATAAGTATAATCAAGTAGCACGTAGTAGAATCTTCCCAGATACTTATATAATGAATAAGTTTGAAGTAGGTGATAAAGTAGTAGTTACATCACCTTGCAAAGATATAGAAGATAAAATATTTGCAACTATAGATGAAGAAGGTATAATAGAAAAAACTATAGATGGTTTTAATGCTATACTAAGGCTTAAAACTATGCATGTACAGTGCACTATGGATGATAATACTACTAAGATATTCAGCATATGCCATCCTGAGAATGAAGCTATATTTGAAACACTATTAAATGAAGCTAGAGAAGCTGCTAAAACTAAAGCCGGTACATGGTTTGCATACTGGCAATTGCATGATAGCGTACATCACATAAGACACAGCTATGCTATCACAGCACATAGAAGCCAAGGAAGCACTTATGAAAGAGTTCTAGTACATGCTAAGGATATATTATCTAACAAGAATACAATAGAAGCTTTACAGTGTTTAAATGTAGCTATGAGTCGAGCTAAGAGTAAATTAATTATAGGAATGTAACATTATGCCAACTGAAAAAGAAAACTTACCAATAATACTAAACGAAAATATACCCATCGAAGAGCGTATAGCTATATATACTCAGAAATGTATAGGTGGTGAAGAATTAACTAGAGAAGAGATGAAGGTAGCTGTTAACTATATCAGAGGTACTAGGATAGCAGGTATTACAGCTAGCAAATCTAAAAAGAAAGCTGAACCACCTGTTAATACTGCTAGTTTATTAGAAAGTTTTAAGAATGGGTTAATATAGGGGTAATATAAAATGGATATATTCGAGAAAGTTTTGCTAAGTCTAATAACTATAGTAGTTTTAGGGCTATTAGTGGCTATAGTAGCTGGTAGTAATACTAAGAAACAAGAAGACTCAGAATATAAAGCTTGCTTAGACAGTAATGGCATTTTAATACAAGACTATGGCTCAACTATATACTACTGTGCTGAAGTAAAAAGAATTAAATTATAGTACATGAGCAAACGTAAACACAGAAAAGGTGAGCATACGTGCAACTGTACTGCTTATAATTTCCCTCATAGGTTTGGTGGGGGTAAGTGTACAGGGTTTAGTATCGTAGAAGCTCATTGGAGTCTATATTATGGGTATCATGATAGTTGTCAAGCCTGTGATAGCTTTAAAGATGGCCAGTGTGATGTTATAAATGGTGTAGAAAGTTTTGAAGAGTGTGAAGTTTTTCAAGAATTTATCAACTATAATGAGATAAAGGTTAAATAAAATGGGGCAAGCTAGACAAAGAGGTACATTTGAACAACGTAAAGCTGAAGCTATTAAGGCTGGTAGAATACCGGAACTTAGGAGGAAGCAGCAAAGAGAAACTAGAGCCAATAGAAGAGCAGCTATAAAAGCATATTTAGAATTTCTTAGAAAGCTACAAGAAAGTATGTATAACTAGGAAGTAAAAAACCGCTAACATACCGGCTGTATGTCAATTCAACAGGAGTAGTAAAGATGAAAAAGTTAATCTTAGCAGTGTTAGTTTCAATGGCATTTATCGGTAACGCAAACGCATTGCAACCGTTCTATTACTTGGTAGGCTCTGTGACAAGCTACAACAACATTGCGCCGACAGACGGTAAGAAGTTTTCAAGTACCACGACATACGGCCCGATTTACTTCAGCACACTAGCTAACTGCTCGGTGGTACAAACAGCAATTGAAGGACATCGAGCAATCATTATCCCATCCGATCAGAAAGATAACGTGATCGGTGGCGACAATGGTAAGCTGTTAATGGTGTCCACGTTACAGTGCTTGCCCATTACGCAGTAAGCGATGAACCAAAGCCTGTGAGGTTAATCAGGCACTAACAAGTTGCGTTTTGTAACCGGCTCAGAATGCATTCTGAGGAAAGAGTCTAATCCCGGTGCAGGAACCAAGTCGAATGAGAGGTGCAGTCAGACTGCAATGGCTCGCTAGATAATGCCTGTACAAAGCACAACAAAACCAGAGCAAGTTTCTGGTGATTCAATGGAGGTAACCAGGGTCGCCTAAGTGCCCTGGAATTAATAGGAGAAAATTATGAAACATGCGCGACAAGATTATCAAAACATACAGGAAATAGTGACAAACGGAACGGTAAGAATGATTCCTTTAGACGAGCCGGTATTTTTAATTCGTGGTCAAGATGTAGTTTCAGGGGATGCTGTTAGAGCTTGGGCAAATTTGGCAGAAGCTACAGGAGCTGATCCTGAAATTATAAAAGTTGCTCGCCAGCAAGCTGAAAAAATGGACGCTTGGCCGAAAAAGAAAATCCCTGATTTATAAATAAGCGTTCCACCGGCTACACGGCGGCCAAAAGAGCCTTAGAACTAATTATAGGGGGTTATATGGGGCCAGATGAGATTGACGATCCGTATTGTGGGTCTTGTGAGAGAGCGCAGCAGGATTACGCTGAGTTAGAAGCTATAACAGAAGACTTATCTGCGTTGGTTGTTAGATTAGCCCGAGCGTTACGCAAAGCCTCACCTGATCACGATCTTCCTAAAAAGGCCCTGGACTATTTGGATAATAACGGCCTACAGGGATCGGTATTAAGATAAGCGCCCCACCGGCTATACGGTGGCCAAGAAAGAAGCTGAAATTGCCGGACGATCCAAAGGATTAATAATGACAATAGCTAAACCACAATTCCCTCATGTAGTAGATTCTACTATGATATCAGCACTGCGTGAATGCCCTCAAAAGATGTTCAGAGCATACATGCAACACTGGAAACCACAACTAGAGTCAGTAGACTTAGTAGCTGGTGGCGCATTTGCTAAAGGTGTTGAAGTAGCTAGAAAGTGTTTTTATGAAGAAGGTATGGATGAAGATACTAGCTTAGGTTACGGATTAACAGCATTAACCCATTTCTATGGTAACTTTGATCCAGTAATAGATACACCTAAAACCTTAGAACGTATGCAGATGGCTTTCGAGTACTTTTTCCATAGCTTTCCTCTAGGTAATGATGGTTTCGAGCCTTTAAGATTAGGTAACAAGTTAGGTATAGAGTTTTCATTTCTGGAACCACTAGGTATTAATCATCCTATAACTGGTGATCCTATACTATTATCAGGCAGGGCAGATATGATAGGCACATACTGTAATCAGATAATGCTAGAAGATGATAAAACTACTAAACAGTTAGGTACTTCATGGGCTGAACAATGGGAAATGCGAAGCCAGTTTACTGCTTATGTTTGGGCAGCTAGAAAGGTATTAGATGTTAATGTAGTAGGCTGTTTAGTACGTGGTATAGCTATCAAAAAAACAGGCTTTGAGTGTATGCCTGTAGTTACTCATAGAAGCGATCATATGTTAGAAGCATGGCATCAACAAACTATTAGAGACTTGAATAGGCTTATTAATATGTGGCATGAAGGTTACTACGATTATAACTTTGATAATGCCTGTAACTCTTATTTTAGACCATGCCATTTTACAGAAGTATGCAAAACAGGTAGAGATGAGTGGTTACCGGCTACTATGACTCGTAGAGTTTGGAACCCAGTTACTAGGGTAGAGCAAACTGTAGAAGAGTATGAGCAAGAATTAAAAGATCAAGGGTTATTTAAATAATGCTAAGAGAGTACACAACCGATTACTATACACCTTTATATAAAGGTAGCGGTGTTAAGAAGTCTATATATGTACATGGGCAGGAAACTAAACCTAATTCACAGTTATGGTACTGCCCTATATGCGGAAATATTCATGTAAAAATAGTAACTAGAATAGCTATGTATGAAAATAGATATATTGCGGTGCGCAATGAGTGTGAAAAATGTACTAAAGGTAACCTACTCATAGCTAAAACACATATAACATTACCAGGTTCTATATTAATGGAGGGTTATAATACTGTAGATGAGTTATCAGAAGGAATGCTAAGAAGAGAGTTACTATTGGAATTAAATGCTATGAAATTTTTACTAGATAAAGGGTTAATATAATGTTAAATACAAGATTACTATCAAAAGAAGTAGCTAAACACATTGAAAAAGAATCCAAAGGTAAGATTACTTTTAACTTTGGAGAAAGTAAATGCTTAGAAGTTACTGTAAGAATCAATGATGACTTAGCTTTTATGATGCAGTATAAAGATTATAATGTAGAAGTTAGACAAATTTTACCAGATTTAGAGTATTGTGTTAGTTATATAGCTGATACTACAGATGGTGATAGTGTAACAGTTACTAAAACTTTTGAAGATGAAGAGTCTCGTGCAGCTTTTGTAGAGAATTTAAATAAGGATTGTGCACAATTTACTAATAAGTTATAGGATTAATATAATGTCTAATGATCTACAATCTAAAAAAGCAGCAGTAAAGCGTATCTTTGAAAGGTTTAATGATGACCAAACTAAATATAAAATATTGTTTGTTAATGGTAGTATGTCAATGCTTGAAGATAATGGATTAGATATACTTTTACTAATACCAGAACATATGTTACTTGAGCCTAAAGTATTTGAGCAAGTACATAGCTTTGTTATTAACAAACTAAGGTGTCAACCTATATAATCTTTAGGAGTTACTATGTATCCAGAATTTATGCAAGATATAGAGCGTATGAATAGGATGTTTGAGTTACCAGTAAATAAGTCTACTCAGCTAGAGAAAGATTTAGCAACAAAGTTATATAAGCTGCATAATACTTTAACTGATGAGGTTAATGAGTTACTAGACATTACTGAAGTATTAGATAAACCAATTATGCAGAGAAATCTTGAAAGTACTGAGCCTTATGATGTTAGATACCCACCAGTAACTATAGATCATTATGTATCTTTAGCAGATTTATTAGGTGATATAATAGTCTACTGTGCTTCTGAAGCTGTAAAACATGGTATACCTATAGACGAAGTACTTAGAGCTATTATGGCTAGTCGATGGTCTAAACTTGGGCCAAATGGTGAAGTTATTAAAGATGAGAATGGTAAGTTTCTTAAAGGTCAGAACTATAAGCCACCTGAAGCTGATATTAAAAAGAGATTACAAGAAGCTAATGTAAAGGCAGCTTTAGCTTTTAAAAATACTACTATAATGGATGAAGATTATAATGACAGAAACTAACCAAGAATCTAAAGTACCCAAACTGTCTGGTATTAAAGACTTACTAATGGGGCCAGCAGGTACAGGTAAAACATTTTCTATAGGTACTCTAGTAGATGAAGGTTTAGAAGTTTTCTACATAGATCTAGAGAATGGTTTAGAGTCTTTAATAGGTTACTATGCAGATAGTAATAAACCAGTACCGGATAACTTACACTGGTATAAGATTGGGCAACCTAAGTCTGGTATATCCTCTCTATTAGACAGCGCAAGAAGAGTTAATACCCTAAGTTATGAAACATTATGCAAAGCTGTAGATCCTAATAGGGCTAGTTACAATCAATACCTGCTATTTCTAAGTGCTTTAGGCAAATTTATAGATGATAGAACAGGTAAAGACTTTGGCTCTGTGCATGAATGGGATGCTAATAAAGTTATAGTAATAGATAGTATGACACAATTAGCTAATATTTGTATTAAGAATATGGTAGGAGGTAAGCCAGCTTATGCACAAAACGAGTGGGGAGTATCTCAGAATCAGTTAATGGATTTACTAACCTTCTTATGTAATCAATGTAGCTGTCATGTAGTTATATTAGCTCATGTAGATAGGGAAGTGGATCAGATATCTGGCGGCACTAAGTTAATGGTATCTAGTTTAGGTAAAGCTTTATATAGTAAGTTACCATCATTATTTAGTGATGTTATTTTATCAGTACGTGAGGGCGCTAAATGGACATGGGATACTAGCACACCACTAGCTGATATTAAGACTAGGAACTTACCAATAAGATCAGGCTTAGAGCCATCATTCAAGCCAGTTATAGAAAGATGGCGTAATAGGTCTAAAGGTATGGAGGGTATATTATGAGTGCATTAGCTCGGTTAATAGTTATAATACTAGCAATACCTATAGTGTTGTTTATTATAGCAGTAATAGTAGTAGCGCATATGTAAAATTTATACAGCAACACGGCAACTGTATATTAGTAGTAAATGCCGTATTACAAACCTAGGAGTAATAGAATGGACTTTGGAGAAGCTTTAGAAGCATTAAAAGATGGTGAAAGAGTAGCTAGAGAGGGTTGGAATGGTAAAGGTATGTGGTTAGTGCTAGTACCTTCTTCTGAAGTTATGTTTACTGAAGGCTCAGTGTATCATAAAGCAGGTTTATCTGGTGGTAAGATAAACGCGCATATTGATATGAAAACAGCTACAGGTGAAATGCAACCAGGATGGCTAGCTTCCCAAACCGATATGTTAGCTGAAGATTGGGTAGTTCTGTAATAGTAGTAACTTAATATAATTTTAAAAACTATAGGAGTAATAAAACATGGAACTAAATCCAGAAATGTTGTTAGAGTCAGCAGTTAAAGCAGCTTTTGATACTAAAGTACCACCATGCCCTGAAGGTGAATATACTCTGCTTATTTCAAAACTAACACCAAGATCAGGTATTAATAAGAATGGTGAACCTTATTGTATGTTAAATGTTTTGCTTGAGGTAGAGGATCAAGCAGTACGTGAAGAGTTAGGCCGTGACCAGGTATTTGTACAGCATAGTTGTATGCTTGACCTGGTAACTAATCCTACCACAGGGCTACCTATGCTGGATGATGCTAAAGGTAAAAATATTGACTTAGGCCGATTACGTGCTGCATGTGATCTTAACGAACCTGGACAAGATTTTAATATGAATATGCTGCTTAATCGTATAGTTAAAGGTAAGGTAACACACCGTACTAATGAAGAAACTGATGATATATATGCTGAAGTTAATCGTGGTAAAATTATACACATTTAATAGTTAGTATAGTAATATAAACCACTATCTTAGATAACACCTTAGGTAGTGGTTTTTTAGTTAAGGGGGGTGTATGCACGAATACCTGAAAAAGCAAATAGAAGCAGAAGAGCAGAGAAAACAGAAGCTACTAGAAGAACACACACTTAAAATCAAGAATAAAGTAGAATCAGGTAGTGCTATAGATAAAAGTATAGTAGATAGAGAAGCGACTAAAGAATTAAATAACAAACAAGCTCATAAAGATGCTGTTAAAGTTAAAAAGATAGAACATAAGATAGCAACCAATGATTACTTAGGGCAATATCCTACAGTTATAATAGACTTAACTACAGAGAATAATAATACTAAGCAAATATTAGAATATTTAAAAGATTCGCATGTATATGTATTATGTAATTATGATAAGATAGTATTAATAGAGGCTATTATAAATGATTTATATATAGATACTAACTATAAATATATACATACCTTTAAATATAGTTCTAAGAAGCATAACCCAAGAATAGGCTTTAAAGAACATTATGAGTTTATAGTATATATAAATATAGGTAATAAACCAGTAAACCACTTACTACCTAATGTCATAGAATCTACTTATGAAAAAGACTCTCGCAATACAGGATTATACACTAACCTCTTACTAAGAAGTGCTCAAGCAGGTGATACTATACTAGGTATAAATATTACTAATGGTAATCTAATCAAAGCTGCTCAAGCTATGCTATGTTCTACGGTTATAGTACCTATAGATAATGCGGCTAAAGTAGATTGTGAGAAAACTATTAAGGAGTTACAGTTCAAATGAGTATACAATATACAGATACTAATAGCAGCATTGAATGCCTTTCACTAGAACTAAAAAGTGTCGCTCATATATGGAAAAATGGTAACTTCAAAGGTTCTGTATTTATGTGTGGTGATTTTAGTGTAGAAGATCTTGTAGAAATAGTAAACAAGGCTAAAGAGTATAATAAGGTAATTAAATGACAATTAAAACTATACTACCATCAGGCGCTTGTCCTGCTAGAATAATGCTAGTAGCAGACTCACCATTAGCAGAAGAATTAGCTACAGGTGTAGCTTTTAGTGGTTATACTATGCAAATACTAAATACTATGATGGCTGAAGCTGGTATATCTATGCAATCCTGCTACAAGACTCATGTATTAAAGATTAAAGCACCGCAAGATATAGCAGAATCTTTCATAGCTACTACTAAGAAATCTATTACCTTCGACCATATAGAGTATAATGGTAAACAAGTATTACCTATACTTAGAGATCATATCCTAGTACTTAAAGATGAAATAGCTAGAGTTAAACCTAATGTTATAGTAGCTTTAGGTAATGTGGCTATGTGGGCTTTAACAGGTCAATGGAGCTTAACAGCTTGGAGGGGTTCTATACTAAAATGCACACTGCAAGAAGAGCTAGGCTACCCTATTAAAGTTATACCTACATACCATCCTAAACAAATTAATAAAGTCTGGAAATGGCGCGTAATCGGTGTCATGGATTTAACTAGAATTAAGAAAGAATCACAGACACACACATTTCCAGTAATAGATTATAACTTCTTAATAAAACCTGATTATAATCAAGTTATAGCAGTATTAAATCAGTTATTAAGTCAAGCAGATAAAGCTACCTCAATACTACATCTTAGCGTAGATATAGAAACTAAGTACCATACTATCGAAATGATAGCTTTAGCTTGGAGTGATAGAGAAGCTATATGTATACCTTTTGTAGCTGATAAAGACCACTACTTTGCAGAAGATGAAGAAACTGAGATAGTATATTTACTATATAAAATACTTACTCATAGGAACGTTGAGATAATTGGGCAAGGGTTTATATATGATGACCAGTTTATTAGCAAGTATTGGATGTTTACACCTAGAAGTATACAAGATACTATGATAATCCAACATAGTTTAACTTCTGTACTTCCTAAAGACTTAAGCTTTTTAAGTAGCATGTATCTACCATACCATAAACACTGGAAAGAGGATGGTAAAGGTGACCCACCACTAGAACAAAGATCATTCTACAACTGTGAGGATGCGACTAAAACCTACGCTATATGGCAAGCGCAGCAAGTTATGATAGCCCATAATAGGATGCGTGATGTAGTAGACTTTCAGTTAGAGTTATGGCCACACGTACAGCGTATGACTCATAAAGGTGTGCTAATAAACAAAGAACTAAGAAAACAGTTTGAATTAGAGGTACTACAATTAATTAAAGAGCGTGAAGAATGGTTAGAGTACGTACTAGGGTATATGCCTAATATACAATCACCAGCTCAAATGGCAGTATTGTTTTATGAGGATTTACTGCAAAAACAGAGAACTAATAGAAAGACTGGTAACCTGTCTACAGATGATGAAGCCTTAACTAAAATAGCTGAAGCGCAACCATTACTAAAGCCATTAGTTAGGTGTATATCGGAGTTACGTAGTTTAGGCGTATTCCTAGAAACTTTTATTCGAGCTAAGTTAAGCAGGGATGGTAGACTAAGGTGTAGTTTTAAAATACCAGGTACTACTACCTATAGATTTGCTTCTACTAAAGATGCATTTGATGAAGGGGCTAATTTACAGAATATACCTGATGGCAAACGATCTACTGTTAAGTTACCTAATGTAAGGCAGCTATTTATACCAGACGAAGGCCATACATTCTTCGATGTAGACTTAGATAGTGCTGACATTAGAATAGTAGCATGGGATTCTGAATGTAAAGAGATGATTGCTATGCTCGAAGCTGGATTAAAAGTCTATGTAGAAGCTATGAAAGAGTATTATAAAGACCCTACTATGACTAAACACCATGCTCAATACGTAGTATTTAAAGCATTATGTCATGGCACTAACTATTTAGGCACTGGTAAAGGTTTAGCAGGTCAAACAGGTTTAATAGTTCATGAAGTAGAGCAGTTCCAAAAATGGTACTATGGCAAATTCCCTGAGATATTAACTTGGCAAAATTCTATAAAAGATCAGGTTATGAAACGTAAACAAATTAGCAATATCTTTGGGTATAGAATGCTGTTTTTTGATAGAATAGAAGGTACTATATTTAATGAGGCAGTAGCATGGAAACCTCAAAGCACTGTAGCTTGTATTATTAATAGGGCTTTAGTAACTTTACAGAAGAAGTTTCCACCTACTGAACTTATAGTAGAGAATGGTATACCTAAGAAACCTAAACAATTCGACTGCCTTAAACAAGTACATGACTCTTTAACAGGGCAATTTCCTACAGAACAGAAAGACTACTATTTAGAGGAGATTAAGAAAGCAGTAGAAATGCCACTACCTTACAGAATACCACTAACTATACCAGCAGAAGTACATACATCAGAAATTTCATGGGGGCATTGCAAATGACTAATATCAGTAGATTGCAATTCTACACAGCTTATAGTACAATCAGAAAAGCTTATAGAAGAGCTACTTATTCTTATAAGGCTAAATCAATATACTCACAAATGTGGTTAGTTTTAGATTACTTAGACAGCACTATAGTAACTAAAGCTTTTATATGTTTAACTAATAGAGGTGCTTTAAATGGCTGATTTTGACGATATTGGGGATTTATATAACCTAAATGATACTAATACTAAATTATACAAGGAACACCAAGAGTGGTATGACAAGTATAAAGCTGCTTCTATAGGTAGCTTATTAGATAATATGCAGAGTATTATAGAGAGGTATGAGAGGGCTATGGATAATAGCAGTAGTGAAAGATCAGAACTAGCGGAGACTCTAGACGCCTTAACCGAAAGATCAGTAATAGCTGAGGATAGTAACAACTATAAAGATAGAGTTATATCAGAATATATACAGAAGGTTAAAGAGCTAGAAGCAGAATTGTCTATATATAAACCATCGACAAGAACTTTCTAGAATAAAAATAGGGTATAGCCTTAAAAACTATACCCTTAACCACAACTACCTAACAATTAACTAGGTGATCCGCCTGATAAATCCTCAGCAGGTTTAGTTTCATCTACAGCATCAGGGTTCATAGTATCCAAAGCTTGAGCAGTAGATAACACTGTACTAGAACTAGCGATAAGTTTATCTACAGCTTCAGCTACGGCAGAACTAAGCTCGTTATTAGTATTAGCTAAAGCTGTAATAAGGGCGCCTACTTCATCCATAACCTTATCTAAAGTAGCTTTAGTTTGATCTTGTGTAGCTTGTAACTCTTCCAACTTTTTCAGTAGTTCGTCTTGTTTCATAATAACTTCCTTTAATAAAGTTTCTAGCCTGGGTAGTATGGTAAATATTCCTAAAGGGCTAGTCTTTAGTGAATTTAGTATATATTCAATAGTAGTAGCTATATTCATAGCACAGTATTCGATAGATTAGTAATACCAAATGCTACTATAGTACCAATAGTTACATAAGCTAACTTCTCTAGCTTTTGTATCCTAGAGGTATTAGCTTCAGATAATTTTATAAGATACTCAGCTTGCAGACTATTTAGAGGGCAATTATCTGATTCTCTTAATTTGTGTATATTGAATAATTGCATGATAGCTGAAGCTATAAGCTTTAACATGGCGACCTCCTATTATAAGTTAAGTAATATTTGCATTCAAGTGTGATAAAAATCACATTCATGAGCTTATTTAAGAAGTTGGCAATACTATTCCAAGCTCTTCTTTTAATTCAAGTATTGTATAAGGTACTGTTCCTATTGAAGAAAAGTCTAAGTCAGGGTATGTGTCTAGTTCGATCAATGCCGCTCTTCTAAAGTATTCTGCCCAGATAGCCTCTGCCCATGCTGCTACAGCTAAAGCTTTAGGCTTATTCTGTATTACCCCAGCAGTTAATATAGCAATACCTACATTACTGAAACCTTTAGATTCGTAGTCACTAGCTGCTTGTTTCAAAGCTTTACGCTTAGCCTCTATCTTAGCTTCTATATATTCTGGTTTTTGATAGTTAGCTTGAGTATCTAAGACTTGCTGAGCCTCTTCAGCAGTCATTAGTACATTACCTTCTTCAGTAGCTTTATATAAATCTACCATATTATGATCTCCGTATTCCATATAAGTGTGCAGTACCATCTTTGATATTACCAGATGAAGCTAATAGTCTAGCAGTAGTTACAGCACCTAATGTACTACAACCACCTATACCTGAAGCTTCTTTAAAACCAACTGCTGCTGGCATACTAGATACACCTACCCACTTAACTAAAGGGTATTTAGCAGTATCGGATACATTAAATAAGAATAAATGCATACTAACACTAGGGGTTGTGTCTGGCTTATTACCTAAGTCATCTGCTATGGTTATAGCTGTAGTAGAAGTAGCTACTTGCCCTGCATAAGTAGCTGCCGTATGGTTAGATATATTATTATGGTAATAGTAGCCAGCAGTTCTTAAAGTACCACCTATAGTCAATTGCAGTAATAAGTCTGCATTAGTAGTAGCTAAATCCATGCCACTTATAACAATCATATAATCACTATATTTGCTACTATCAAAAGCAGTTAAGTCTAAAGTAGCTGAGGCTGAGGCTGTTACAGACTGTAGCCATCTGAAAGCTGGTGTATCTAAGTGTATATCTCTATCGGATATAGTAGCTGTTCTAGTATTACCAGTAGTTATATTAGCTAGATCAAACTGGAATTGCTTAGTAGCATCACCATTATCCTGTAAAGTAAATAGATTATCTACTTGTGTAATAGTCTTATTAGTTAAAGTTTGTGCAGTATCAGTACCTACTAGAGTAGTATTAGCATTAGGTACAGCTAAAGTTCTAGTAGTAGCTGTAGTTACTGGTGATATATCAAATGCTACTTTCTTAGTAGTATCAGTACCATCTACCCACCTTAAAATAGTAGCTTTAAGATTAGGTGTCCAATCTACGGTAGCCCCATCATTACTAATAACATAATTAGTAGCACCAGTTATAGCTGGTAATACCGCACTAAAGGCTAATTGCTGGGCGAATGCTGTAGTAGCTACCTTAGTACTATTATCAGTTATAGCTTGAGTAGGGAATGCTGAAGTACCTGTAAAGGTAAATGTGCCTGAACAAGTTAGATTATAGTTGGTATTAGACCAAGCAACTGTAGTAGTGTCACAGGTAAAGGTAGTACCTGATATAGTTACACCAGTACCAGCTACTCCTGTAAAAGTAGGATCAGTAAATACTTGTAGATGGTTGACAGCATCAGTATCAGCAGTACCAGTAGCTAGGTTAGTTATTTTATAACTAGCCATATTAAAGTTAGCAGCCATAGCAGCTTGACCATCTCTGTATAGTGCTGTAGATAAGGCTGTTGCTAAATCTTCTAATATAGCATTATAATCACTAGCTAATATATCAGTATTAGGTATAGCTGGGTATTCTGGTGTAGGTGGTGTGTATGTACCTGATCCATTTAAAGGCATAGTAGTTTCCTATTATATATTCGGTAAATCAAATGGGGCATCATCCCAGATATCTAACTTTGCTAAATAAAAATCTGTATCTTGCCCGCTAACACCGCCAGAGTAATTTGACATAACAAATAATCTTTGCCATGGTGAGTTATTAATACCTTTATGCCTATTTACACAGTTAGTTGCTGGGCCACCACCATTATTAGTACAAGCTAATGGGTGCGCTATATTATAAGCAGCTATAGAGCTGGCGTTGATATCAAATATCACCTGCTCTAGACCTGTTTCAAGATCAGTAATTTTATAAACAAATCTACCAGTTGTTAGGTCATTGTAGTCTGTTGATCTGTGCCAGTATAATGAAGCTTTATAATATCCTGTAGGTATTACAACATCATAGTTTTTCATACGAACAAACTCAGCTTGAGTTAGTCCGCCGTTCGCATTATTATCGGCTGTAAATAGAAACCCTATATCGCCAGCAGTAACGCCTGGGAAGTTAATAGCATCCTGGGAGTTAGCCATAATAAAGGAAACGGCATATCTAAAATCACCAGAAGTTTTATAATCATGTATAACTCTAAATCTATAAGTTTGACTTAGACGTGTAGATTGATCCGGTACTTTCTGAATAGTTTCAAAACATACAGTTTCTAAATCAACGAAACCAACAGCACCAGTACGACGGTAGAGCGAATAATGTGATTGTACAAAATACAGGTCATTATAATCATTGTATGGTTTGTTGTAGTGATTACAATGCAAAACTGGCAAATCAATTCCTCTTACTTTTTCTGTTACCGTGGCTGTTCCTATAACTGCATCAAAAGCAGCTTGGTGGTCAGCAGCCGGTAGGCCGAATCCACGATACCGATCTATAATATATACACCCATACCTTCAATAGACCCCCCATCATACACAAACAATGGTGAGGCTGTAGGGTTGCCAAATTGAGTTCTTGAATCCGTACCAGTGAATCTTTGCCAACAAACTACAGCTGCTCCAGCAGGACATGCACCAGGTGGAGTGGCTGTATCATAGTACAGAGATATATCAGTTGGCGGCGGGGGCGTAGAGTTACCGTAGTCCAACTGACTAGGTGCTGACCTAGTTAAACTACCAGGATAAGATGAATAAAGTAGAGTAGCTTTTGGCGCTAATTTTTGGAGTGTAGGAAATATACTCATAGTTAACTCCGCAACGTAACTCTATACCGCGATATACTGCACCTCTCATTAGCGGTTGATGGGTTGTAATAAACATTCAAAGTTGTTGCGGAAGAAGTAGCAACAGATCCCGTATTGCCGTCAGCCGAGGTTGATACGATTCCGTTATACGACAAAGGGCCAACTGTGGCTTTCTGGCTACTTAAATTATTTTGGTTAGCTATCACAAAATTACACCCAACTGTAGTTGACATTCCGGTTACATTGGCAAACGTTGGGGCAAAAAACTCAGTCGAGTTAAGTTTTATTTTTAAGTTTTTGGCATTGTTAGAGTTGCTTACTAAAGGTGTCATATCTAACGCTATTTCACCATTTAATGTCAGAGGAGGTATTGTTATTGCAAGCATAGGAACAAGCGTAGCACTTCCAGCTAAAACAATAGTTGGTGCACCAAAACCAGCATCATATGGCGTATCAATTACAAAGTTGTTAGCATCTGTAATAGAGTTAATTTTATGCCATCCTACTGTCCACCCAGTTCCCCCAGATATGTAGATGTAAGAAGCTCCGGCGGTGACAGCAACAGCGGTGCTTAATCCGTGTGCGCCAGCGCTACCTAATGTAGTATCTGCGCCAGCAGCAGCCGTTCCAGCAGTTACTGCTGTAAATGTGGCAGCAGGAACTATCAGTACATTAGTCGATACTTCACTTCTGGTAAGTAGTGTGCTACCAGTCGGGAATACATATTCTGTGCCGTCTGATACATAATCCAATCCATAAGTAGAATCTCTAATCTTCCATCCTGGGTAAGATGCTGCTGGGAAACTAGCCTCTGCCGCAGCTTTAGTTGTAAATACCCAAGGAGTCCCGAAATTCTGCCCCCACTTAGTGCCTGCACTATCATAAGTGGTATATACACCACCATAGCCACTAGGCCCATGCACGTCAGTAATACGCACTACAGCACCATCAGCAACAGCTCCGACCCCTAAAGCTAAAAACTGTGTTAAAGTCTTAGTAATTGGATTTATAGCATTACCATCAGCATCTGTAAAAGCGCCATTATTATAAAATATTTCGGGGTTTCTTGCTCTGCCCTTAGCCATAATTACACCTCAGTTTTGGTAAGCATGAATTTAAGACTACCGGCTGTTGTATCAGCTATAGCACTAATAACATCATTCTTATAGATTCTCATATCTACAGGAACTTTAGCATTTAATATAAGTCCATTACTAGCAGTACAAGCGGTTTGCCCTGTTGCTGTATTATGCTTAATATGACAATTAACAGTAGCCCATACTGTATAAATACCTATTGTAGGTATATCTGTGCCAGTAAATCCATTATACTCAGCTACTACAGTATCTATAGCCATAGGTGTTAACTGACTTCTAGCTCTAATATCATAAACTTCTTGGGTATCTATAATTCCTGATGACATAATAACCTCTACAATATAAAATTACTGATTAACGCCTTTAACTTTCTCAAAAGTTCTTAGAGTGCCTAACCCTAACATAGCTAATACTAACTGATACAAGCCGTCAGTCTCTAGCTTGGGTAAGTTATGTAAGTCTTGCCCATAAGCAGCACTATACCAAAGCAAGAATGGGTATACTAAATAGGAATAACATAAACCTAATACACAAACCCAGCCTACCGCTGGCCTCCATCCTGCTACAAATATAGAACTACTAGCAGCTTCTATCTTGTTAATTTCAGTTTGATCGTGAGCAGCATCATTAACAGCCTTCATTAAAGACATTTCAAGCTCTTCTTTAGCTTTAGCTCTATCGTTAACGTTAGGTATTAAGCCTACTAACTTATCTATAATAGGAGTTACTGCTGGTAGTATCAAATTCCACATTTACTTATCCTCTAAGTTAGAATGATGCGCTGCTACATTAGCACTAATCACAGCCATCATAGCTTTCTGAGCATTTTGATTCATAGTAGGTTGTTTGCCAAGTAATATAAGGTTAGCTACTTGATCCGGGTCTGTCAACATCTTATCCATAGCCGTTAATGCGTCGCTTTTCAAGTACCTAGCATAAGCAAGCATTGGTTGTCGTAATGGTGTAATAATACTTACTTGCCCAATATTCTTACCTATAGACTTTTCAGCTAAGTTTTCTATTGAAGCTTTATTAGTACCTGCTACTGTATCCGGTCGTCTAGCTGCTCTAGCAACTGTAGTCATTAATCTTCTAAAACCTTCAGCAGCTTGCTTGTACTGACTTTCACCATTAGCTTTAAACATACCTTCTAGTATATCTTTAGTACCTTGTGATCTAGCATCTAACCTATCTGGCACGCCAAATATCTTAGTAAGATTCTCAGCTATATTATCATTAATCCTAGAATTATTAGAAGCACTAGCTTTAGAGATATTATCTGCTAAATATGACTTAGCCGCATCTACAAAGTCTTTACCTCTACCTACTTCTGTAAACTTATCTGCTGCATGTAGTATTTCAGAAGGTGCTCCAGGCGTAGTACCTGCTTTAAACAAGTTATGTATAGGAGCCATACTAGCCTCTACTCCAGGAATAGCCCCACGTCTACCAGCTAACCTACCTATCTCAGAAGCTTTAAGTTCATTAACACCTTTCTTAGCCTCAGCATAGGCTATATTAGCTTTAGAGTAAGGTTCTAGTGATTCACCTAGCTTAGTTTTAACCTCATTAACTACACCACCTATAAATTTATCTACAGAAGTTGATAATCCTTTATTAGCTAAGTTCTCTTGGGTTAAGGTACTCTTGAAATCTTTTAAAGTTCTATGAAGTTTAGCTGCATCAGTAATAAACTCTGGCTGTTTAGTAGCTGAGTTGCGTTCTGCAAACCTATTAGCTAGTTGTGTTAAAACTTTGTACTCACTATCCTTCTGAGCATAATTACTACGTTTATCTAGTATATCTTTAACTACACTCTTAACAGTATCGGCAGGTACTTCTTTACCAGCCGTCTTAGCAGCTTCATTAAAAGTATCTACCCAAGTTTGAGAAGCTTTATTATTAGCGCTTTTAATAACATCAGTAGCGGCTTCTTGTACCCTGTTAGCCATAGTATGAGCACCTACTTGCTGCCCCGGTAACTTACCTAACTCGGATTCTACACCTTGTTTAACATTATAAGGTTGATCTCTCAGCACTTTAGCTACATTAACACCTTGAGGGCTATTAGCTAAAGCATCTGTATAAGTATCTATATTAGAGGCAGTAGGCATAGCTTGGCTTAATGTAGTAGGTATACCTTTATCAAAGTCAGCTCTCTGGTTCTTAATAGCTGTAGCTAGGTCATCATTATTAACATCAGACAGCATCTCTCTAGCAAGTGTAGGTCTATTTAGATACTCTTTAGTAGCTAACCCATGGATACCTGAACCTGCTATACTGCCCAAAACTCTAGTAACTGGATTATCCCCAAATACATGAGCAGCAGTTTCAGCGCCTATACCACCACTTAACCCCATAGCAGCATTATTACCCATATTACCAGGCGCTATCATACCGCCACTAGTAGAAGCTATAAGGTTAGCCATAACTTTACCAGTATTAGTTTTAGGGTCTTCTGGATTCAGGTAATTATGCACAGTATCTCTAGCTTTAACTACTGCATCTTTAAATGGGCCTTCAGGTACTTGTGGTAAGTATGGCTTTAAATTCTCTCCTAACTTTTTACCAGTCTGCCATCCTAGATTAGCTAAACCTAGTATACCTTTACGCAATCCAGTATCAGCAGCATTAACCATTTCAGGAAAAGCTTTATTATGGGCAGCCATCAACCTATCACTATTATGATTAGTTACAGGTTGAGTAGTTTCTACAGCAGGTAACTCAACTTTAGGCTGACTCATAGTAGCATAATGATCCTTAAACCTTTGAAGTAACTCAGGGCTAGGATTATCTGGCATATCTACTAACTGCCCATTTGGCATTTTAACTATAGGCATATCTATTTACCAAATTGGTTTAAATACTCTTCAGGGGACATAACTCTGCTATTAGGTTGTGATGGTACTGGTTGTTGTATTTGAGCATCTATAGTAGGCAATGTTTTACCCCTAGACTTATAAGCTTCAATAGTCTTATCAGTCTCATGAACCCTAGCTCTAAGTTTCTTCTCAACTGAGTTAAGTATATTTCTAAGAGAAGAAGCTTCAAGCTTAACATTACCACCCATAACTTGCTGAAGATACTTCATCTCTTCTACAGTATCTGAGCCACCAAAATCTTTTAATCTAGGTATAACTAAATTACCTACATTAGCTATAAACTGCTCAGTTCTAGCAGCTTTTTCAGGCTCCATCTTAGATACCGCACCATAACCTTTTTCTAAGTTTTTACTAATATCAGCGAATATGCCAGTATGGATACCTTGATCTAATAACTTCAGACTATCTTGGGCAGCTTGCATACCTTCGAGTTTACCAGGTCTTTGCTGCAAATCGTCGGATAGTCTAGTAGCTTCTCTTCTACCTAAGGTTTTTTCAAATTCAGACTCCCCTGGCGGTGTCATATTATTAACAGTTGTAGTAATGTTAGGAGCTTTAAGCACAGGATCAAGCCCTGTAGGGGTTTTATGCATAAGGTTACCATTAATATTAATCAACTCTGCATTAGCATTAGGTTGCGCTGTAGGTGTCCTGAGCTGGCCTTGCTCATCCATAAGTAGTGAGCCAGGTTGAATAGCTTTAAGAGGGTCTTTAGCTGCAAATTGATTAGAGTTACCATTACTACCAATAATACTAGCAGGTGTAGCATACTTAGCTAAATCTACTGCCCCCATATCCTTTTTAGCCCTAGCAATACCTAAAGCTCTAACCACTGGACTAGGGCTTTCTAGGGCATTAATATTAGCCATAGCTGGATTCTCAACAAGCTCTTTCTTATATCTAGCTAAACCTTGTTCAGTATGCGCTTGCATAGCTTTTAGCATGTTAGCTTGAGTCTCATAAGCCTTATCACTGTACTTATTAGCTACATGAGCTTGTAAAATATTAGCTAAAGCTTGAAAAGGACTAAGCTTAGATAGAGGGCTAGCTCCTACATTCTGTATAGGCTGTAATGCTTGCATACGCATAACATCAGCCATACGTTGATTATGCATTACATCAGCATTCATAGCTGCCGCAGTAGGGTCTACGTTATTGCTTAAATTCATACCTATAGGGTTCATAGTATTGACTTCCTTATAGAGTCTAGTGTATTTTCAGATACCTTTATAATAGTTTCTATATTAGCTTTAACTTCTGCATAAGCTTCTGGGTACTTAACTTTTAACAACTCTAACCTATCTTTAGTGTCTTTAAGATAGCCAGTACAATCCATACAATCTAGGCTAGTATGCTTAAAATTATAATGGTCTGGTAAGTTAATATCATAAGTTTTTAAAGCTTCAATAACCTGGTAATCTGTGAAGTTTTCTATAGGATTGTATATTAACACACCTTCTACCATAGATAGAGACTTATACCCATCATATATAGTATCTGTAGTCTTACAGCCTCTTATAAGCAGCCTACTATCTAAAGCTTTAATTAAGTTAATAGTAGGTAATGTTAGATTCTTGTAGCAGCAAGACTTAACAGATTGATACTTACCTACTATTGGGTTTATTAAATCTGAAGGTAAGCCATGTATCTGCCAATCTCTAGCTTTATCAGAATGTAGTTCTATAAACTTTTTACATAAAGGTTTAATAGTATCTATAAACTGCAGCGCTTCTGGGAATACTTTACCTGTGTTAACAAATACTACATTAATATGATCTAACTGATCTCTTAACATTAATAGACATAGCAGAGAATCTTTACCACCAGAAAATAGTAATATAGGTTCTTTATAATCTCTAGTATTTAACATATTATGAGAATCCTAAAGCAGCTAATCCTGACATTAAGCTACTACCCATACCAGCAAAAGTTCCAGCAGGGGCCATCATAGCCATTCCGCCTAAACTCGCTAATCCCGATAACGTATTATTCCTGCTACCTACACCACCAGCATACTTATTCAAATCACCTTGATACGAGTTATACACTGAATCAGCTACAGGTGTCTGACCTACTTGAGTATCACCAGCTATACCAGGTTGCAGGTTAGGTACAGTGCTATTCATAATATTTCTAACATTACCTAACTCATTCACAGCTTGATTTCTAGTATTATTCTCGTTAGTAAAACCTTGAGTAGCGTTAGCAAGCAAATTACCAGCTATCTGAGGAACTGCTCCTACGGTAGCTATATTAGTACCTACAGCATTAGAAGCATTATTAATAGCTCCACCAGCGATATTAGCAGCAGTAGTAGCTTCTTTACTAGCTTGATCTCTAATAGCTTGGGTTTCATTAACACCTTGCTGCCTAGCAGACATACCCATACCAAATAGTTGGTTCATGGCGTCTATACCAGACATGTTAGCTGCATTACTAGCACTAGTATATGCATCATTTTTATCACGCATAAGGTTACCAGTAGCTCTATCATAGGCATCTGAACCTAGTGTAATGCCTTGTGCAGCTAACTTAGACTCTAAGTTACTAGCAGCTTGATCATAGGTAGGATCAAGCCTAGATTTAGCTTGATTATATAAAGCATCTGCTACTGATGACCTAGTAGCTTCACTAGCCTCAGGCATAGCTGGAGCATTATTAAAGTTATAAGGTGTATTAAGTGTAGACTGTAGATTAGCTATACCACTTCTATTTAGAGCTGTAGCTTCTGGTATTACGCCTAAAGCAGATTCAGCCATGCTTTTAGTAGAAGGTAGATAATCACCTACCCTAGTCATAGCAGCTTCAGCATAGTCTTGCCCAGGTGCTAAGGGGTTATCTCTCCCTAATACTGCTGTAGCTTTATCAGTTAACCCAGATAGCCCAGCCTTAGTTTTATCTATTAAGGCTTGAGTTACTGGGTCATAGGTAGTATTAGAAGTATACTTATTAGGGTTATTAGGGTCTTGTGCCCAGGTAACACTCCCAAATGGTGTGTTCTGGTCAAACCTATTAATAGCTGCTTGATTCTGCGCAGTCTTAATATTAGCATCTGCTTGAGCATTAGCTACTACTACTGGATTAGGTGTTTTAGGTGCTTTAGGTGAACACATATTATGTTTCCTGTAAATTATATCTCATCTTAGTAGCTAGTTCTTTAAAACCCATACGCTTCCATAAACTAACTACTCTACAATCTGTCATAGCTGTACAATCTAAGTACTTTACACCACGACTAGCTAATTCATCAAGTATAAACTTTACTAACTTCTTACCTATACCGTTTCTATGCTCTGGTAGTATATATATAGTATCTTCTTCAGCTATCAAGTCTTGGTTATGCATACTTTGGGTAATATAGATATTACTATAACCACAAACTTTGCCCTCTAACCTAACTACAAAATTCAACAAGAAGCCAGTAGTATCATATTCCTGATAAGCTTCTAGCCATATATTATAAGTGCTAACTTTTATACCATCTTTGAGTAACCTAGCGGCCATTTCATTATAATGCTGCTCATATAAACTAGCTAACTCAGGGTATGATCTAGTAAAACCTTCTATGGCAATTGTATACATAATTTACCTAATAGCAAACTGTGACATAAGTCTATAATACTGCATCACAAAGTTCATACAAATACTGAGTAGATACCCAAATTACGCCAGGGCTTGAGGTCTCAATCTTCAAATTTAAGGAATAATACATACTAGGTACATTCCCTAGAGTTACCCAATCCATAGTAGTAGTTGATCCTGAAAATACACTAGCGTCCCACTTAGCTACATCCCACAATGAAGCTGCTGTATTACCTATATAAGTATACTGCAATGGGGCATCTGTGCTAAAGTTAGTATCTAAACTAGCTGAGAAGTTAGCTGAAGCACTACCTGTTAATACGGGTCTTAGCATCTTAACATGCTTATTATTCTGGTTACTACCTAATGTAGTAAAAGCTTGTTTAGCTCTAGCTATTATATTACCATCATTATCTGTGCTACCAGTCCAAGCCTTATATATCTTATCATGACAAGCAAAGTATAAATCACCATCATGTACTGCCCAAGCTTCAGCGGCCATACCAGTAAACCTAGCCCACTTCATGCTAGTAGTATTCATTACTAGCTGGTATGAGTATATATAGTTACTAGCACTATCTAGTTTATAAGGTACATTAATAAGTAACATACCTGGGCCAGGATACTGTATCATTTGCCAGCCATAACTATCGCCAGTTACTTCTATATAATTCTGTACAGTATTTTGAACCTTATAACTAATAGCAGCGGCTCTATCGAATAGAGCATTACTAAGAGCTTTAGATAACGGGTATAGGCCATTAGTAGTAAGTACCATCAAATCACCACCAATCTTAGCAGTGCAGTTCTTAGATACTGGTTTACCTATATAATACACCCCCACTAAAGACCAAGTAGCAGCATTACTAGGATCATAACCACTGTATACAGCTAACTCACCTTCAGTAGTTATAAATACAATCATGTCATCTATACCATTACCACCATCAATAGTCCAGCTATCAATACATAATATAGACCCACCTCTCTTAAATACTGCTCCTAATGGGTAGGTTGATGCCGCACCAGATATAGCATTAACACCTAGATATGCAAAGTTTAAAGAACCTTTTAAGGCTATATAGACTCTTTGCTGGAATACATGGAGATAACTACAATCTGTAGAAGTTATACCTGTTAATGCTGGGGTAGACAGTGT